TAAAGATAAAAACTTATCAAACGAAATACATAAGATTATGACTACGCCACATAAACCAAGAAGAATATCTAAGAGTTTATTTATAGATTATTGTAATGGAAAGTACAGAAAGGAGAAAAAACATGAAACAAAAAGAGTATCAAAAACTATTAGAACTGGTGTGCAATAAACAAGACAGCTTATTGGCACATGGATTGTGGGATAGTGAAGAATACAAGTTGATGGAACATCTTAAAGTCAAACTAAAGAAGAAAACAAAAAAGAAATAAGGAGAATATAACCATGAAAGAAGTATTAATGTTACTATTGGCTATGATAATAGGTTTCGCCGGTGGGACAGGAATGTTTGCGTTGATTTTGCATTATTGTAATGGTAACGAAAAATCTGTTTCAACGGAGATAGACGATTTTGGTCAAAGTGCAGAAGTATGTGCTGAAAGTTTTAGAGGTTTGTCAAATGCTTTCAAAACAATGGGAGAAAGTATTAATAAGGGATATACAAGGTACATCGGAAACAGCGATAAGATGACCGAACAAGAATTTAAAGAAGCGTTAAAAATGAAAAATAAAAAAGGAGAATATTAATGATGAAAGAAATAAGCAAATCTAATGTTTTTGAAGTATCTATTAACGAAAAAGATAAAAAGAAAATAAACGGTGGTCGAGTAACAAGATCTTATATTAACAAGTGTTCAGAGATTGTAAAAAGATTGAAAGGAAAAATAAATGAATGATTTAAAAAAAAGTAAAAGTTACATGTTGCGAGGGCGAAGGTCAAGGCTCTTGCAAAAGATGTGTTGATAAAGGTATATGGAATCGAATGTGGATGAGTTTTCTATACAAAATAGAAGGACTTGAAGGCTATTATTGTGCAAAATGTGTAGATGAAATAACGGAGGAAATGAAATGAGATTTTTTAAAGTAGAAGAAATTGACGAAGATACATTCACAAAGCAAGCAGGTAGTTATGAGAGTATTTTTGTTAGTGGTTCTCAAAGAGGTAAGGACAGAGCGGTATATGCGTTCGTAGATGAAACAGAGGACGAGTTTGAGATATATTTAGACGAGTTTGCGGAGGAAGAATAAAATGTTAAAAATTAAATTTTGGAGAATCGAAAATGTATTGTTAATGAAAGTGTTGGAGCAGGGAAACGAGATTAAACGAGGGGATTTTAAATTTTGCGCGTCTAATGGGATTAAGGTTACGAGTATAAGTAGCCCAGAACTAACACCAGCTTTTATAAACATAAGAGGTCGTGTGAAAGAATATGATGACAGTATTGTACCTCGTGAGTGCATTAATGCAGAAGAAGCAAAAGCAATGCTGGCTCGCTACATTGAAGCAGTCAAAGAATATAACACGTCCCTATTAAGAAAAAGTAATGACAAAGATGATATAGAGATAGAAACAGTTATTGCAGAATAGGTCAACAAATAAGGAGGATAGTTAATATGAAAGTAACGATTAATGCAAACGGTAAAACCGTTCAAGTTGAAATGACAGAGGAGCAGTTAAAAGAACTGGGAGTAATTAAGGAACGAAGCCGAACAGGATATGAGAGGGTTAAAAAAGATGAAACGTATTATGTAATTGATACAGAATACAATAGTATGTCGAAAATTACAGAGTTTAATGACCAAGAGGATGAGCAATGTTATAACGCAGGCAATTATTTCAATGATAAGATAATTGCCGAGAACAACGCAAGAGCTGATAAGCTGTTACGTTGTTTAAGACAATGGCAGGCACAAAACGACAAACCGATTTCTATGTCTGATTGGAAAAATGATAATATTTCGAAATACTATGTAGATTATGATTGTTTTCATGAACTGTTTTTCGTGACTTATGCTGTTCGTCGTCGATCCCTAAATAATATATATTTCACATCGGATGAAAAAGCTAAAGAGGCTATTGAAGTATTCAGAGATGAACTGCTATGGTATTTTACTGAATACCAACAACGTCTTGACGAAGAACAAGGAGAGTGAACAAATGGGATATTACAGAGTGCGTAAAAATTGGAACAATGGTAAATGGGATAGTTCACAAATTTGTGCATATACGGACAAGCAAAAAGCAATCCAAGAATGCACAGAAGAAAGGGTGCAACAGGGATATAAAGTGTTTGACCCAGATGGTAAAATTGTCTATCCAATTACATTGGAAAGGCAAACGAAAATACTAAAAAATGATGGCGCTATTCCTGATGACGAAATTGAATATTGGAATGACATATTTAATAAGAAGAAACTCGTTCACTTGGACGATTTGAATGTGATTATTAACCGATATTCTGAACTGTTAAATAAGAATGAAACAAAGATAGTTTCACATAATGGAATTCGTATGTTGAGAGTACCATCAAATAGATTCCAAATTAAATTGGTTGATAAATCAAAGAGCAACTTGGACGAAGATACATATTTTAATCTTGGTTATTTTGCAAACTTCAAAGAGGACGGAATTTTCTTTACTTTGCCAGTGGCAAACCTTGTAGCCGACACAGATGAAAACACACTTTCATCGCCATGTTTGAAATATTTGAAGGAACGAAAAGTCAAGGATAATAAGGTTTATTTCTATGCAAGTCAAAATGCGTCTGATCAGTTTAAAACAAAAGACGTGTCTACATTGATTATTTGTAATGACAATACAGTTTTTATTGATAAGTACAACAGTTTATATGATGAAGATGTTAAATATGCCGTTTCGGGTGCGCCGATTATAATTGATGGATTTAGAGCAACGACAGAATATTTGGACGAAGGTTGGGATAACTCAATAGTTAGACCGACTGTTCACGGATTTCTTGGTGTCAAAGACAATTATATCTATTATTTTTACATTGAAACGAAGACCTCAAATTGTATCACAAGTGGAGAGGTTTACGACAAAATCAAAGATTGTGGATTTTCTGATGTTATCAAGGTTGATGGCGGCGGAAGTTTCTATTGTAAAATCAATGGAGAAATTCAAAAGAGTACAAGTGAGAATAGACAAATTAATAACATTGGTGTTGTGATGTAAGGGGAATAAGGTAGTATAAATGATCGATGATATAGAATTGGTCAATGCTGGCAAGTATCTCAACAAATTATGTGCTGATATGAGTGCATCAAAATCATACTATTACGATATTCAATATACACTTTCGACAACATTATTGGAATATCGGTTAAAACATAGCTTGACCTCAAAAGATATGGCAAGTTATTTGGAAGTAAGTCCTTCAATGCTATCCAATTATGAAAGTGGTGATTATGATTTTTCTCTTTCTCAAATTTGTGATATATGTGAAAAATTAAATCTAAAACTTAACCTTTCGATTGCCGAAAATTAAACACAAAGGAGAATATTGTTATGATAACAAAAACTATGAAATTGTCGGATATAAAGATTTCGGATGCGTTTACAAGAACTCATGTATCTGAAAGAAAACTACAGAAATGTAGAGATTATTTTGAAAAATTTGGAAAGCCAGATAGAGAAATAGTGGTTGCTTCGGACGAAATTCTTACCGATGGTTATATTATGTATCTTATTTATAAAGAGAATAATATAGAAGACGTAGAAGTCAGAGTCGAAGATTGGGGAGCAAGTAGTTATAGAAATGAACGAACGATGTATATTTATGGCAGACATATTAATGGAAATGATGTTGATAATAAAACATACATGTGGAGAGTTCCTTCAAATTGGATGAGATTCAGAGATAATGTCCAAATTGGCGATGTGATACTTTGCAAAACAAAATATGGGATAGGAATCGTATCGGTAACTGACAAAAAGGTATATGATAAATGTCCAGTAAATTTCAGAGTGAAAAAGGTAGCGAGCAAAACAATTTTTAAAAAGAAGGTTGCAATGGAAGGAGAAATTTACTATGGCGGTGCTGAAGAATTTTGATGGAAACGAATTATGCGTAAGTTGCACTTGCGGTTGCGATGAGGGGGGTACATATTAAAATTGATAAAGGTTTGAAAGATACATTGCAGAATTTAAAAGAATTAAGTGATGAATCAGCCTTGTACTCAACTTCTAATTTGATGAGAGAGCTACAAATTATTAGAAATGGTTACGAAAAAGGAGAATAAATATATGAGCAGATGGACACATGTGGCGGCAATATTTAGAATAGACAGTATAGGCGAGATTTCTGACAATGAGATTATCGAAAAGTTTGGAAGAACAGTTGATTGGGAAGAGATGGCAGATTGTGATTATGATGATTCTGACGAATGGGTTCAACAAGAGTTTCTTCCAATGGGTAGCGAAGGCAGTCTTAAAATGAGCATTTGGCATAATCCTATTAAAAATGAGATGGCATCTACTACAGTTTCGGTATTCGGAGATTTGAGAGATTATGGTTGGAGTGATGATATTGAAAGGCTGGAACAATGGTTTGCCAAGTGTTGTGAGAATAATTGGACAAGACAGGCAGTTATGCAAGTTATAGATGAATACTGTGATAAGCCAACAATTTTTCAATATATACAGAACTAATTGAAACGGCAGTTTTAAATTAAAACTTAATTCCTCAATAGCTTAAATCAAAAAGTAAAAAGAACAAAAGGAGCTAAAATAATGAGTAACAGACCACTTGTAACTAAAGAATTAACCGATGCAGTTGAAAGTTTGCTTAATCCGTATCACGATACAAGAATATATATAGCAAAAGAAGTGACTTTTGATTATAGAACAGAACAGGCTTGCAGAGTAGATTTGATGAGATTTAAGCCTATCAATAATACTGTTTCCGGTATTGAAAAAGGTGATTTTTACTGTTATGAAGTTAAATCATCAGTCGAAGATTTTCATAGCAAAAACGGTCACAATTTCATTGGAGATTATAACTACTATGTAATGCCGAAAGATGTATATGAGAAAGTAAAAGGTGAAATCCCATATGAAGTAGGTGTACTTGTTTCGGATATGAAAAAAGATTACGGACGAATAAACCTCTATCGTGCTAAAAATGCGAAACGAAAGGATAGGAATAAGCCATTATCCGAAATGTTACTTATGATGTTCCGTTCGGCTGTAAGAGATACAATTTCAAGGGCAACATAATATTACAGGTGTACTGAATATACGATTGATGAAGTAAGGGTTGCTATAAATGAGGAGATACGACAATATCTAAAGGGGAGAAAATGATATGTTATTAAGTGAAATCGCAGAAAAGATTATAGAAAAAGAATCTAATCTTTCTTTGGAGAATGAGGTTATAGTTGGCAAGAGAGAAGAGTGGTATGAAGAATCTCTAATCGACCCATTAATAGACTATTATTCATATGACGTATTAAGAGTGTGCGGTTGCGGTTGTCCTAATGACACATTAGATGTCATACGCAAATATCTTCATATTCGAAAAGATTGGAAGGACAACAAGTGCGATTATGATGAAGTGCAACAAAGATATAAGACAGAATTGCATATAGATACTCAAGATAATATACAGTGGGGCTTATTACAATTCATGGCATATATTTTGGACGACCGTGGCTTTACAGAACATGGTAGTAATATTGGAGGTTGCTGGTTGACTGAAAAAGGCGAGATGTTTCTTACAGTGTTAGATGCATGGGATCAATATAATAAGGAGAATTAAAATGAACATAGGAGAAAAGAAAGAATTTATCGGATATGTAGATAAATACGATGGTGGTTGTTTATTTGAAACAGATAAAGCCTCTTATAGTAAGAATGTTGTATTGGCTATAGATGAACTGTTACGCACCAAAACAGAGGATTGTGAGAAATATAAAATCACGATAGAAAAATTGGAGGCGGAAATGATATGAAACTAACTCATAGATATGATTGTTATTTAGAATTAAACGAATATCTTTCTCATGAATATCATTGTAGGCTAACCAAAGAACTTGATGATTTAGCTGGCTTTGATAAGAAAATGATTGACGAATATGAATATGGACATTATATATTGGCAACTGAAGCGGATATGAAGCAAAGACTTTTGTACATAAGAATTCCAGGTGGTACGGTTGGCAATATATTTTTGGATAAGACGGAGAATATTATTACGAAGATAACAATTGATACAGATTATGTTGTAGACTCGTATCCTGAGAATGTTCAAGAATATGTTCAGAAATACATTGGAGAGAAAATTGAAATAGGAGATTGAAAATTATGAAAAAACTCAATAATGAACTTAGCGAATGGGACGACGTTGTTAATAAGGTGAACGAAATTGTCGGTTATATAAACGAACAAGAACCCCAACCGGTGACGGTGTTATGGGCAATCAGAAATAAAGACACAAATGAATTGATATTTAATGCAAGAGGAGGAGCTTATAAAGATAAGGAAGCGGCTTTAAATAAAATAAAAAAGTTGGGCTCTCAAAATCATCGTTTGCTTAGATATGAATTAGTTAATGAAATGCGTGTTTCAACGGATAAGAAATGGAGGAAAATATGAGTAGTTCACGAAAAATCGCAAAAATCGAGGGTTATGAGGACGAAGACATGAAGAACATCATAAAATGCCTTGAAAAACAAGGGTTTTTAGTGTCCGAATATGACGAACTTGACGACGACTATAAAATTTGGAACATTCTAAAATAGAGAAAAAAAGCGATGAAAGCTTAATTTCAAGACAAAGGGGGTGAGGAAAGTGGCGGATAGTATATTGCTTACAGTATTTATAACAATGCTCGTATTATATGTCATAAGTGAAGTTATACAAAGATGATATTTTAATAATTTAGTATAAAAAGCACAATTTATGGAGGTAAATAATATGAAAGATTTTAATAAAGTGGCAATTGTTAATTTGTTTGACGATTATGCATGCGATGATTATGCAGTTGCATTGTATGATGACGAAGCAAAGCTAATATGTGATTCATGGTTGGTCGTTGTGAATGGATGGGGAAATGAAAATGCAAGGGTACTTGGAGAAATTAAACGTGTTTTTCCTATTGAAGATTGTGATAAAGAAATACTTGGACAAGTTATTGGTGTTGTGAATATGGATGCGTATAACAAAAGACATATAGAAGAAAAAAGATTAAAAGAGACGGCAGAAAAGAAAGCTACAATTGAAAAGGAACTGGAACAAGAAATCAATAAATACAAAACGGTTACGTATTATGAAGATATGGCAAAGAAATATCCGAATAATTCAAGGTTGCAAGATTTGGTCAATAAGTTATTAGAATTAGGAGAATAATCATATGTGGGAAGATATTTTAGGTCAATTAACAAAGTTGTCCAAAGAGCAACTAATTTACATCATCGAACAATACCGCAATGTAACTCGTAGAATGAGTGATACTCTTGTAAGAGAAAGCCAAGGTTATAATTCAAGTAAAGCTTGTGATGATATACGAGATTGTTTACAGGATTGTGATTTTATTCGTACTCATGAATTGGCTACTTATGTAGATATGAAGCTTGGCAAGATTTCTGGTGAAGAATATAGAGATATAATGTTGGGAGGAGATGGCGATTAATATGAATATCAAAATTATTACTGGTCGACGAGGTATGGATATAAAAGGAATTTTGCAAGAATATGATAGGGATTTTGAAGGATATGAAAATATTCTTAAATTTCCTGAAACAGAAATTTGCCATTCATATGATCTATGTGATTGCATTTTAAAATTTATACAAAAGAATTATGAAGAAAATAAGAATATCGTTATAATAACCTACTCGGAAGTAGTTCTTGATGCAACTCGATTATGGGTAGCAAGAAATAGTTTTGAGGGAGCAAGATGTATTATGCTAATAAATGACAGTAAACTTATTGAATCTAAAATAAATACAGTCGGCGAGATGGACAATTGGGAAAGAGGTACTTTTGATATAAAACAAAAAATACTCTATGAATTGTTCAAAATTAGAAGGAATAGAGAATCTATTAAAAAGGAGAATATTTAATGGACGATAGTAAAGATATGGTTGTTGAAAAATCATGGGACGAATTTAGAAATAGTGGTCTTCTATGGTGGATTAATATGATTTTACATACATTCGGTTGGGCGATTGCGGTAGATATTACAGATGGAAAGGTCACAAATGCATATCCAGCAAGAGTAAGATATCGTGGATTCGGAGAACAAAATAATACAGATGGTTATATAAAGGTTAGTAAATATCTTAAAGAAAATGCTGACGAATTAGAAATCGAAAGTAGAGAATAAGATAATAGAAATAATTAATAAATACATATTAAGAAAGAAGAGGTAACAATATGGATGGATTTATGAAGTTAAAGAAGGAATTGCAAACTCACTTTGATGAAATGCAAAAAGAAGTAACACATTTATTTGAGGTAAATGTAGATAAAGACGAACTATGGAATACATATCTTGATAGTTTTCCTGCTGGTACAAATGAAATTTTCAGAGAGCGTAGAGAACACGATTGTAGTTGTTGTAGACATTTTATTAAGAGTATTGGTGCTGCCGTTGCAATCAAAAATAATCAAATTCATACAATATGGGAATTGAATCTTGGAGATACAACATACCAGCCAGTGTGCGATGCACTTGATTTTTTTGTAAAAGCTCATGCAGTAAAAGATATTTACATCAGTAGATTCTCTAAAATTGGAACGGATTTTAATTTTGAAGAAATTAATAACAAATCTCATCAATGGGATCACTTCTTCTTAGAACTTCCAAACAAGTTTGTAAATAAAACAAATCGTTCTAATGAAGAAATCAAGGGAGAATATAGGGACACAAAAAATGTATTTAAGCGTTCTTTGGAAGAAATTACAATGGATGCAATTGATACAATCCTTGAACTCATTAATTCTAATACACTTTACAAAGGCGAAGAATGGAGAAATGCACTTATAGAATTTAAGAAATATAAGAAGGAATATGACCAATTGACATCTGACTCTGAAAAAGATTTATATACTTGGGAAAAGTCAGTAATAGCGGGGATAGCTATTGGTAGAATTAGAAATCATTCTATTGGGACACTCCTTATTAATGTAAGTGAAGATATGGATCTTGATTTAGCCGTCAAGAAATATGAACAGATTATAGCACCAAGCAATTATAAACGCCCAAAGCCTATTTTCACAAAGAAAATGCTTGAAGATGCGAAGAAAACTATTACGGAACTTGGATATATGGATTCATTACAAAGAAGATTTGCTAATCTAAATGATATTACAGTCAATAATGTATTATTTTCAAACAAGAATGCTGCTAAAAGAATGGTTGGAGCAGATGATATTTTTGGTCAAATGGAAAAGGATGTTGTTGTAAGTCCTAAAAAGTTTTCAAAAGTTGAAGAGATCTCAGTACAGGATTTTATTGAGAAGGTACTTCCAGCAGCAAAAGAAATAGAAGCGTTTGTGGAAAATAAGCATGAGAAGAATTTCGTTTCAATGATTGCACCTAGTAATCCAAATGCAAAGTCAATGTTTAAGTGGAATAACGGTTTATCTTGGGCTTATACTGGAAATATTACTGATTCAGATATGAAACAGAATGTAAAAGCTGCTGGCGGTAATGTCGATGGTGTGTTGAGATTTTCGATTATGTGGAATGAAGGGCAGAATGATAATAGTGACCTTGACGCACATTGTATAGAACCAGATGGTAATGAAATTTATTTCAGTAATTGTAGAAAACCGAGTATTTCAAGTAGCAGTGGTCAGCTTGATATTGATATTACTGAGCCTATTAGGCAGATGATAGGAAAACCTTCAGTCGAAAATATTACTTGGACGGATATATCTCGAATGAAACCAGGTGTTTATAAATTCTTTGTGAATCAATATTGCAATAGAGGAAGCAAAGGATTTAAAGCGGAGATTGAATTTAATGATGAAATCTTTGCATTTGAATACAATATGCCAGTGAATGGTAATGTTTATGTGGCAGATGTTATACTTGATGAAAACGGCAATTTTTCGATTAAGGAAAAATTGTCGGGTAATTCGACCATTTCAAGTCGTAATATATGGGGCGTCAACACAAACCAATTTGTTCCAGTGTCGGTTATCAGTTATAGTCCTAATTATTTTGATGAGCAAGAGGGAATTGGACATAAGCACTTAATGTTCTTTTTGAAAGATTGCGTAAATACTGAAGAACCAAATGGGTATTATAATGAGTTCTTAAAAAGAGATCTTGAAAAGCATAAGAGAGTATTTGAAGCATTGGGTGCAAAATGTCATGTGGAAGATACGGAAGACCAACTTTCAGGAATTGGTTTCTCAATGACGAAAAGAGCTGATTTAGTGGTCAAAGTAAAAGGTGCAACAGAACGTATAATGAAGATTAAGTTTTAAGTGGAAAAGGAGAACAATAATATGAGTAAGAATTTATTTGAAATAGCAACAAGAAATAATTATCAGTTCCCATTTAGAGGAATGATTAATGTAATTGATTTGTGGGATTTGCCATTGACGAATCTTGACTCGGTATTCAAAACATTAAATGCCGAAATAAAGAAATCGGAAGAAGAAAGTCTTCTGAATACAAAATCGACGGAAGATGAAGAAATTTCAAATAAGATTGATATTGTCAAGTATATTGTAAGCGTAAAACTCGCTGAAAAGAAAGCAAGAGAAGATAATAAGAAAAATGCTGAAATGAGACAAAGACTTCTTGAAATCAAGGCTAAAAGAGAAGACGCTGCTCTTGAGAATTTGTCAGATGAAGAATTGGATAAGGCACTTGCTGAATTAGAGTAATAATTAAAATATATACCATATATAGTGGTTGGTACATGGCTAATCACTATATATGAGTATAAAATTTTTGAAATATTACTTTCAAAGGATAGAAAAGGAGAAATAATATATGTTAATGATAGGAAGCATTGACGAATGCCTTGATAGAATTAAGGCAATAAACGAAAATAGCAAATTAAGAATTGAACAACTTGAAAACGAAAATCAATATTTAAGAGAAGAATATAATAAAGATGAAGAAATCAAGAAAATGCAGCAAGAGTTAGAGACAACGAAAAAAGATTTGAGACGTGGTTTCCCTATTTCAGAAAGAGAGCAAAAAGCGATTAAAGAATGGCAAGAAAAGCATGACACTGAAGTCCATGGACTTAAAACATTAGAAGATAGACTTCATGCCGGTGGTCTTATTGGTGGTAGATACACTTATCATTTTATTCCGACAAGCATAGGAGTTTCTGGCACAATTCAATGTAGTTGTGGTGAGGAATTTGAATTTTGTAAACTATGATATGAAGTGATTTTGGACGAATAAATAAAAAGGAGAATAAACTTATGAAAAAGAAAATTTGCGTAGCATTGGCAATTATGGCAACATTGAGTTTGGCAGGTTGTCAAGCAACAACAAGAAAATGGGGTGGATCTACAACTATTGAATTAGATCCAAATCTGAAATTAGAGGAAATAACGTGGAAAGATGATTCGTTGTGGTATCTTACACGTCCAATGACAAAGGATGATGTTGCAGAAACGCATACATTTAAAGAGTCGTCTAACTTGGGAATCATTCAAGGCACGGTGACAGTTATAGAGACAAAAGAATGAAAACCTGATTTCAAGGAGAATATTGTAATGGTTAAAGATACAAAAGATAGAGACGAAAAATATGAATTAATAAAAACATGTTTCGATCTCGGAGGAAAACCATATATAAAAATTTGTTGTCCATATTGTGATAATTTAACAGAAGGAAGCTATCAAGTGATTACAGATATTCCTAAAAAATTATATTGCTCTCAATGTGGAGCAGAAATTATACAGCCAATTCAATTTGCTCAAGTTTTATTTAAGTTTAAATAAAAAGAGAATGTATATATGAATACAATTATATTCAATGAAGACGATTGGGTTTAATTATAGGAGGAATTTATGACAGGTTATATTGTTGAAAAAGAATTTGAACATAAAGGTTTAAAATGTGTTGTGTTGCTTTTGGTAAGAGGATATAGATGTGGTTATGTGGGAGTTCCGAAAGGACATCCTTTGTATAATGTAGCTTATATGGATTGCATGTCGCATTTTTATTGTCATGGAGGTCTTACATATTCGGGTGGTGGAGAGAATTCTTCATATCCTATTAGTAGTGATTTGTGGTGGTTTGGATTTGACTGTTCTCATTGTGAAGATGAACCAGATTGGAATTCTGTATTAAAAGCTTTTCCAGACCAAAGTGATAAAATATATCAACAAAAAATACTATCAGATATATGTTCTTTAGGAGGAGAGATCCGCACGACAGAATATGTGGGAAATGAATGCAAAGAACTTGCGGAACAATTAGCCAATTATGAAAATTATAAAAATCCGTCTGACGAACAAGAAGGCATCGTCATGCGATATTATAATGAGAATAACGAGTTGGGTGTATTATACAGCCCTGGTTATGGAGTTGGGTGGAGTTCTATGGGCGATAAAGAATTAGCATATGATAAAAGAATCGTAGAGTATTGGTTAACTGAACACCCTGATATTCAAAAGATGGAAATGTATCTTGAAAGAATTGGATACCACGGTGTTTGGATGGGCGGTTATAATAATTTAAAAATTGCTTGGATTCCAAAAGGTACAATGTTTTATATTCATGAGTATGATGGCTCAGAAAGTATTGAAACACCCAAAAGTTGTGGAATGATGATGGCATAAGATTGATAGGTAGGAGGAATTATTATGCGTTTGTTATGTGATAGAGCGAAAAACAAATTGGACAAAAGTAAAAGAAAATATAAAGAATGTCCGCAATCAAAATTTCCGGATCGAGAAGCAGAATTGTTTTGTGAAAATTGTGGACACTCTTTAGGGAAAAAAGATGTTTTAATTATTGATTTGGAAACAGTGAAGTATTGTTCAAAATGTATTGAAAAATATATAAAAGAGACACCGTTTGATATTCCTGATGGTACGGTGGTTAAAGACTTTGGTGATTCTGTTTATGTAAAATATAAAAGTGGTGGTTATATAGAACAAACAGTTCTAAAGGATTGTTATTTTAACACAAAAGGCAGATACATTAAAGTAAAAGGCAAAAGAGTATATATTTAAGCTTGAAATTTTGCTTTCATTTTGATTTTTAAATAGAGAATAATTTTGTGTAGTATTTACTACGTCTTTGGGCTGTTCACCCGATAATTCAATTTTAGATTATAAATTTTATTTAGATGGTTGCAAACATCTATAACAATATTAAGAAAGGTATTGAGTAACGTTTTAAAGTGTACACGCTCCGAATATAATATGCAATATTTAGGTGGTAAAAGTCGAATTAGTAAACAAATTTCGGAGGTAATAAATGAGATACCAAGGTGGAAAATCAAGAATAGCGAAACAAATTGCAATGATAATAACAGGAACTGGGGGGGGTGATCTAACATTCGTAAGTCTTTTCTGTGGAAGTTGTTCAATAGAAAGTAAAGTTGATGGATTTGCAAGAAAAATATTAAATGATAAACATGAATATTTGATTGAACTCTTAAATGGGGTTAAACATGGATATGATTTGCCAGAGAATATCTCTGTAGATGATTATAAGTATATAAAAGAACATAAGGACGAGGATAAAGTTTTAGCTGGGTTTGTAGGTTTTGGGTGTTCGTTTGGAGGCAAATGGTTTGGTGGATATGCAAGGAATAAAACAGGAACAAATTATGCAGCCCAGAGCAAAAGATCGTTGTTAAAGGATATGAATACTCTTATGGATGCGGAATTTATATGCAAAGATTATCATGAGGTAGAACTTCCGCAAAATTGTGTAGTATATGCCGATCCTCCGTATAATGGAACAACAGGGTATGGAAAAGAAAAATTTGACTCAAACGAATTTTGGAATTATATGAGAGAAATAAGCAAAGATCATATTGTGTTTATCTCCGAACAAAATGCACCAGATGATTTTGTGGCAATTTGGAGTAAGCCATTTACAAGAACTTTAGATGTAAACAAAAACAATCAGTTTAAAGTCACAGAAAAATTGTTTGTACATCAAAATAATTTAAAATACATACAGCATTATTCAAAATAAAATAAGCAGACGTGTTTATTTTATAGAAATAAAAATATAGAAAATTAAGTTGATGAGGAGGAGTGAGGTTTGTGTGCGCACAAAAAACTATAGTTTACTCCTAAAACAGTATGGAACTAAATCGGATATATAATGAAGATTGCTTTAAAACCATGGAGAGAATGTCCAGTGAATTATGTACAAACATATTAACCTCTCCATTTTATAACACAAATAAAAAGCAATGTAAATCAAATACTCTTATGAAGTCAAATAATGCTTCAAGTAAATTTCCTTATTTGAGATATGATACACATGTAGACAATATGACTGATGAAGAATATTGTAATTTTACTCATAAATTATTTTTGGAATTTGATAGAATTTTAAATCAACATGGAACTGTTTTATATAATCTTTCTTATGGAAATAACAATAGAGATGGCATGTTTAAAGCTATAAATACAATTATCACACAAACTCCATTCACAATTGCTGATGTAATTACATGGAAGAAAAGTTCTGCAATGCCAAACAATTGTAGTCCTAATAAACTTACCAGAATTACTGAATTTGTATTTGTGTTTTGTAAAAAAGACCAAATTGATACGTTCTATTGCAACAAGCCTGTTGTGAGCTATAGAAAAACGGGACAAGCTTCGTATGGTAATATTTTTAATTTCATTGAAGCCAAAAATAATGATGGTTCATGTCCATACAATAAAGCAACTTATTCAAGTGATTTATGTAAACAACTTTTAAACATATATGGTTGCAAGGATGGAATTGTATATGATCCATTTATGGGAACGGGAACAACGGCTGTTGCTTGTAAAGAGTTGAGTATAAATTACATAGGAAGTGAAATTTCTAAGAATCAATGTGAGTGGGCAGAAAATAGGTTATCAAAAGTGTAAAGAGTATTGATTGAAAGAAACATTTCAAACGGAGAATATAAAACTAGGAGGAGTAAAATTATGAAAATTATAAAAACAGGAAGTACATATCAAATTTATGGCGAAGATTTAATTGTGTTGGACAAACTGCCGGCACAAACATATAAAATTGGTTTCAGTAAATTTACCGGTTTCTTTTTAGAGAAGCAACATGATTTGGAAATCAAGGAAGATAAGATATATGGAGTTCATGAAGAAAAGGCGAATAAAGTATTGAATAGATTTGCAAAATCTCGTAAGAATTTAGGCGTAATTCTTAGCGGAGATAAAGGTATTGGCAAGTCTTTGTTTGCAAGATTACTTTCACAAAAAGCAATTGAAAATGGTATTCCAGTTATATTGGTCGATGATTTTATTCCTGGTATTGATGGTTTTCTAAATGATATTCAAAATGAAGTGCTTATTTTGTTTGATGAGTTTGATAAAACATTTAAGAGTCGAGACGATGTAGACCCACAAGCACAAATGTTGTCATTCTTTGATGGTACAAGTTCTGGGAAGAAATTATTTGTAGTAACTTGCAATGAATATCGTAATTTGAATGAGTATATGATTAATAGACCTGGAAGATTTCACTTTCACTTTAGATTTGAATACCCGACGGCAGATGAAGTAGGAAATTATTTGAGAGATAAAATAGATGAAAAATATTTTTCTGAAATTAACAAGGTCGTTTCTTTTTCAAGAAAGATTAAATTGAATTATGATTGTCTTTCGGCAATTGCTCTTGAATTAAATGAGGGAGAAAAGTTTGAAGAAACTATTAAAGATTTGAATATTATAAATACATATGACAGGAAAAGACAATATGATGTTCAATTATTCACAGAAGAAGGCATTGTCTTTGCAAGTGAAAATAAGGAATTAGACTTACTAAGTGGGGATACTAATGATATTTGGGTGGAGGATTCAGAAGGTAATAGTATAAATATCGAATTCTCGGCTAATAATGCAATATTTGATAATAAGCAAAACTCATTTATTGTATATGGAAATAATGTTAAGATATGTGATGATTATGAGTATGTAGATAAAGCAAAGGAAGATATTTATAAAAATCTCCATTGTGCATATATCAAGTTTTCTCAGAGTTATAATGATTATCTTCATTACAAGTTGATATAAAGGAGAATATAATAGTATGAGATTTATTGATGATATTAGATATATAAAAGATCAGGTTTTTTCGATACTGATGAATGTAAAAAGTATAAATATATTAGTAAAAAATATGTATGACAAGATGTTTGATAAGCCTGAAGATTCAGATAGAGTAAAGTTGCTTGAAGAACAAGCTGATTGCCTTATCAAAAATAATTTTAAAGATGGAAAGGCATATGATTCAATTGTGCTTATACCATCAAAAAAGATGAGTGATATGGGTCAAATGCCAATGATTATACATCGTGGCGAAAAGATTAATACAGATAATATGACTTCATTCAATTTGTCGTGGAATTATGGTGATGGTGCAATTCTTACAACTGAAAGGGAGTAATGTTATGGATATTATATGTATGAATGGGCTATATAAGCTGACAATTAATCAAGAATATACGATAATAGCAGAGAATATCATGAAAGCAAAACAAGAATTTCTTCAATTTCTTTCTACGGATTTTGATAGAACGGTCGATAAAAAGCTTGGCGATTATGGTTTTGATTCGGAGAATATAAATAGATGAAAACAATGTTTCAAAGGGAGAGTGTTGCGACATGATGAAGGGCGATAAGATAAAATTGAAAAAGGGAATAGGTACACTTAGACATATTGGTGCAATATGCGAAGTGACTGATGTGTCAGAAGACGGCATAATTTCTTTTAGATACAAAAATAAATATGAAGGCTGTATCTCAGAAGATGTGTGTGCAGAATATTTTGATGAAGTTCACAAGTGGAGCGAATGGAGAAAGAAAAATGGTGGGAATTACTTCAACAGTGATGGAAGATTTTATGCATTTGTTTATGAATACAGAACCGATGGCAAAAAGATTCAAGTACGAAGTGGGAAATATAAAGCAGAGGCTTGTTGCCATAAAGATGATACATATAATGAGGAGATAGGTTTATTCCTAGCAAGCAATAGATTGTTTATAAAAATTCTTCAAGACATGGTTAATTCTGAAATTCGTCAAATGAAATATGATGTAGTAGATGAACTTTTTAGGAATGTGGCAAAGGCAAGTGCAAAATTAGGTGTTAAATTTGTATAAGTAAATAAACTTTTCATCGGATGAAACGGAGAATGTATAGGTAGAAGGGTAGAAAATATAATGAGTACAAAATATTATATACATACACAAAACAAGGAATTTGTTGAGAAGTATTTCTTTAATGAGTATAGACTTGTGGACGAACCTTGTTTTGGCTATGAAATTTGTATTGGACGTAGAAGTGGTGGATGGAAGCCTTTGTTTAATCAACACAACGACGCATATACTTCCGTTGAAGAAATGAAAGAATTTTTATCCATACATTCCGATAAAATTTCTATATATGATGAATCTGAACGATTTATTACTTTAAATGAATTAGAAGATGAGTTAATAAATTGGGGAGAGCATCAGGAAGTCAAGTATATGAAGTATAACGCTCAAGAATCCGACTTAGACGATATTCGTTTTGATATAAGTACAAAAGACGATTATGATATAAGAGCTCCATTTGACCATATTGAATATAACAAAGTAATAGATAGGCTTGCTCCCGAATTAAAAACGTATAGAGGTCATTATACTCATGATAAAGATAATTATGATTTTGTGTCGGGTTGGTGGAGTAACCCAAGACCAAGAGGATTATTAAGGAGGCTGTTTAATGAGTTGGAATCCAGTAATGAATAAATTCATTGAAATAAAAAATGAGTTTCATAAAAGAATGGGATATATTACATATGACATGGACGGGAAGAAAACCTGTTTGGATTTATGGGTCGAATGTTTAAATAACATTGAACCCATAAATCAATATCCTGAATATACAGACTTACTTTCAAGATTAGAACTAAACCAAAACGGACAGTTTCTTCTTTTGAGATACGGTCAATATAGCGATATCTACAATGGAGAAGTTGATAATTCCGGTGAGGAATTATGGAGTATATATGATGGATTTTATCGTGAATGTAGAAGTATAGTAATTGATATAGTAAATGACAAAATAGTTTTGTGTCCATTTGCTAAATTCTTTAATATTAACGAACTCGAAGAAACAAGTTTGGAGAATATACAAAGTAGGATTGGCAATGCAAAAACAGTTGAATTTTCAAATAAGTTGGACGGTTCTATGCAGTCAGCTACTTGGTATAATGGTCAAATTATAATGGCAGGCAGTCAATCTATTAATCCAAATACTTCATGGAGATTACAAGATGGTTATAAGATGATATATCAGTTACCTGGTTATGAACGAATGTTACGAGAATATCCCAATATCACTTTTATTTTTGAGTACATTTCATTGAAAGATACACATGTCGTTAAATACACAAAAGAGCAAGAAGGATTATATCTTATCGGCATGAGAAGTAATTTGACCGGCGAAGAATATTCATATGAATCAATTCTCAAATTCGCAAAATTATACAATATTCCAACAACAGAAATCTTCAACAAGACCTTGGATGATGTTATGACCGAATTAGACGATAAGTCATCTGATGAAGCGGAAGGTTTTGTAATCAACATTGACGGTTATAAGGTTAAATTAAAATACAATGATTATGTGCATATTCATAAAGTATTATCTAAGTTATCGTCTATCAATTTAGTGATTTCTTCTATCGCTGACAGTTGTTATGATGATTTGCTATCGAAATTACCAAAGGCTTATCATGAAAATGTTAAGAAGATAGCAACCGTTGTTATGAAGTATATTACTGAGACCACAAAAAATATAAAACAATACTATGATACTGCTCCCAAAACCAATAAGAAAGATTTTATGATATATGTTTCAGAAAATGTTCCTAAGGAGTATCAAGTATATTGTAGAGAATTATATTATGGTCATGATATCAATGTTTTAAAAAGTGGCAACAAAAAGTCACCTCGATATAAAAAATTAAAGGAAATGGGAGTAGACGATTATTCTATGCTCTTCAAGGAGGAATTGAAGGATGTTTAAACAAGAAGTGCAAAATCAAATTCAACAACATTACGACAAACTTATATCGTTAGGCTACAATGTTGTTGGTGTATTTTTATACGGTTCACAAAATTATGAGTTGGATTACTCTGGTTCAGATGTCGATTCAAAAGCAATAATTCTTCCTACATTAAATGATATTGTGTTTAATCGTCAACCGGTAAGTACGACACTTGATATGGGGGATGGTTGCTTATGTGATGTAAAAGATATTCGTAAAATGTTTGAGTGTTTTAAGAAACAAAATATTAACTTTGTTGAACTTTTGTTTACT